CTGTTTCAGCTGTTCCAGCAGCAGCGTCGGCATTCAATTCGAGCGTCAATCCATTGTGACGAACACTCGCAGTAGATGCGAAAGTGACAATTCCATCATCGTCAATTCGCATTCTCTCTGTTAATACCCCTGGTGTGCTTCCAGTTCCGCCCGGTGGTGCAGTTTGAAATACTAAATCACCGCCGATACCTGTTCCAGTTCCACGCGCACCATTGATATAGAATATGCATCCGCCCGCAATATCAGTACCGCTAGCTCCAGTTGGGTTAATTGAGATTGAAGTCGGAACGGTCGCAGCAACTACGCCTTCACCAAAAAATACTTGAGAATATTCATATCCATTAGAACCATATATAATTTGATTAGCTGCTGTTGAAGTAGCTCCACGACCAAATCCTAAGCAATAAGCATTATTTATAGATATTCCATAGCCAATGCCAATTGATTCAGATCCAGAACCTCCAATAGTAGCTCCACGACCAATAGCTATTGATCGTGCTCCACCCGCTGAAGGTGTACTATTTCCGATCGCAATTGATTCAGTTGCTGAGGCTGTAGCAAGATGTCCGATTGCAATAGAACTAGAAGCCGCATTTGCCGTGTAACCAATTGCAACCGCGTAAGATGCTGTATTTCTAGCATAAGCTCCCTGTGAACCAATAACAACGCAACCCGCACCTTGTGATGTTGCACTAGCATTACCGAGGTCATCACCGATATGTACACAACCATTACCTGGAGCATAAGTTCCAGCAAATGTTCCAGTAAGAAATGCTAATGTACCTGCAACTGCAGTTAATCCAGTTACAGATCCATTAATAAATCCATCAGGAAGCTTCAATGCATGATTTGCAACTGTAATTTCAATTCCAACATCCCATCCACCATCAACTGAAACTCCAATACTAGCCCCAGTATCAATATTTGTTTCTCCAATTAATCTAATACCATAAATATCTGCTGCATTACTAAAACTAGTAGCTGCAGAAAAATCAACTAAGATTCCATGTGGAGTTCCAGTATATACTCCGGCCGGTCTATCTATTTGTAATAAATATGCTGTAGAACCTACAGTTCCATCATATATTCTAACAGCATTGGTATCCGCTATAATTGTACGGCCAGCACCAGCACCACCATAATCATAAGCAGCATCTAAAGTACCACCTCCACCACCACTAGCTTGCCAAGTAGGCGCGGCTCCGGCGCCATTAGATGTTAATACTTGCGCCGCACTTCCAACACCACCACCAACATTCCAATCACATGCACCGGACCAAATAAATGTACCTTTTGTAGCATGTGATGTTGTTTCGAAAGTTAAATCATTTCCAGAAGCAGTACCACCACGAATAGTCATGCCACTGATGGAACCAACAAACAGAGTTGCTCCTGAAGAAGCTAATTGAATATATGCAGTTAAATTGGCTGCTCCAGAACCAGCATTAAGATATAAAGCTGAACCTCTGGCAGTTACAACATCTGCTCTATCAATATCAAATCTAGTACCATTAGTTCTATCAGAACCATTTAGATTTTGATATATACCTGCAATTCCAAGTCCGCCGTCGTGATAGATAATAGAACGCCAAAGAGCCGTTGCTCCATCACCACCGAGAAGTGTTAATAAAACATCCTCATCTGTACCAGCAACAGCATTTGAATTTAGTTGAATATCAGTGTCGCGAAATAAGATTGAACCTTTAGTTGCATGTGATGTCGATTCAAAAGTTAAATCATCGCCGCTGGCGGTTCCACCTATTAAGACTTGACCAGTAACTCTACCTAGTAGAAGAGCATATTGGGTATGATCATCATCTCCAAGACCGGTTAAACTACCATGATCTGTTGCAGCTCCACCTGGAGTAATTTGATATACAGTACCATTTGAATTAGCTCTATAGTAAAGATGTGTAGTTCCAGCCGTGTCTTTAGTATATAAAGCACCTTCATTAGCTGCAGTAGCAAGATCACTTCCAGCTTCATTTCTAAATAACAATCCAGAAATATCTAAACCAATGAATGTTGGAGTAATATCTATATAAGCTGAAAGAGTGAGACTTCCATCTCCTTCTAAATAACAAGAACCTTGAGTCGAATTGATCGCATCTCCAGCATTCATAATAATGCCAGTAGATCTACCAACTATTGATACTTCTCCAAGAATTAAATCTAATTGTCCGGCATCAACACCAGTAGCACCTCGGCGTTGAATTATTGTTAATGTATTTTGAGTAGCAGCAACTGTAGTAAGGAATAATTCAGTACCAGATGCACCTTTAAGAGTTAATGTACTACTAGTACTAACTCCAACTGCTGCATCTGAATTAAATTGAATATCTGAATCTCGGAATAAAATAGATCCTTTAGTTGCATGTGATGTCGATTCAAAAGTTAAATCATCGCCGCTGGCGGTTCCACCTATTAATGTTTGTCCAGTAGCTCTACCCAATAAGAGAGCATATTGGGTATGATCATCATCTCCAAGTCCGGTTAAACTACCATGGTCTGTTGCTGCCCCAGCCGCCGCCCATATCGGGTCAACTCCAGCGCCTTGACTAGTTAAAACTTCTCCACTAGCTCCAGCACCATTATTTAATAGAATAGTAGATGTGAAATTTACTGGACTATCGAAACGAGCCCCATAATCCCATCCAGAGTCTGCATATACACCAATAGAATATTGTGTACCAACATTAGATTGCCCATATAAATATAGTCCATAAACATTTTGTGCTACATTTATACTTCCACCAGCATAATTAACTACAATAGCACTTCCCGCAGAAGTAAGGGCTGTAGCACCATTTGTTATAGTTAATAATGCATCTGATCTTCCAGCATATGCGTATACATCTTGAATAACTGCTTTAGCTCCAAATGTAAAGCATTCATCATTGTTATTTGTTTTAATAGTAAATAAATCAGAAGTACCGGCCGCATCTGTAATTTGATATGCTTTAAGGGTATTATCAACTAAATCTAATGCTATAAATGCCTGTGCGGCACCCATTGTTCCACGAGGATAATGTAGATCAGTACCAGTAGCTTCATCATGCCAAGCCATTTATAACCTCATAAATTTCTAACATAAATAAGTTCACCAGTAGATTTAAGATACATATCCTCTTGAGTTGATCGTTCTTTCAGAGGTTCATCAGGAAAAGTTACCTCAAAGACTGGAATCATTATCGGAGGATCATATACAGGAGTGTAAATTACAGCTGGAACTTCATAGGCGTAGGTTAGTTGCCAAGCCATACTAGCTGATTCTGTAAAATTCTCAGTTCGTTTAGTAACTTCAAAAATTACATTAGCATCACAAACCGTACGATTATAACCTATGTACTTATTGTAATCTAAAGAAATAAAATCTCCAACTTGTATGTCCGCTGTATGTGGTAATGTAACTACTTCTAATTCTGGAGCTCCATTAGTATATCGTTGTAATACAATTTCTCGAGACATAACTGGAATTGTTATATCTATAATCCTAATGGGTGTATATAATGAATTCCATTCTAAAGATGTTGTACCAAATAATCCACGTTCAGTTATATTAAATTGTATTGTATGCGCTAAACGTAAAGATCCAACTCCAGCAGATAAAGCTTCAGTAGGAGCATTAGTAGTACCAAATGCTCCAGATGGAGCTGTTATTAATGTAGCTGCTACCACTTCCAGGACTTTAGTTCTCGGATTAATTAGTAATAAATATGCTTTTCTAGTAGTATTATTAATGCCACGAATACTATTATCACCGCGTCCATACCAATTAGCATGATTATTTACTAAAGATCCAGAAAATCCATTATGCAAAACATAAGTACTAGTAATTTTATGATCTGTAACTCCAGCTGGAAGTATACCAACAGGGGCATCTAAATTATCTAAAACTTGAACTATAGTAGCAAATGCATTTAGATATTCACTTTCTTTTCTAAATACGGAAGTTCCATCATCCCCAGGATAAGCATTATTTGCAGCAGATATACTATCTTCAATGGAAGACACTTGATATGGTTCTGCAAATATCGGATGTGCCATTTCTATACGATTATATAGATTTTTATATGTACTTGTTTGTCGTACAGAAATAATATCTTTTGTAGTCCAATGTGTAACTGGCGGCGCTGTATTATCAAATTGTTTATATGTGAATCGAGCATCTGAATCGGGAATAAATGCGCCATACATCAAAAACATCATTTCAGATATATGATCTTTAACTGGTTTATCTAAATTAAAATCTGTTTCTAGCCCAACCGGTATAAGATTATCATTATGCCTAGTAATAACAAAGTGACTACGTGTAGTATCAGTTTCAGCATCTAAGCTTGAAGCATTATATAATTCTGTTGGTATATTAAGAGCATCTAAAGATCTAGACACAACTTCTAGAGGATGATTTCTAGCAATACCTCTAGCTAAATTAGGATCTCCACCGCCACGCCGGTATTGAGTAAAGAATACTTTATCGTAGATTGGCCAATTAGTAAAAGCCGATGCATCTATTCCAGTAAGTGATATAGTACCAGCTTCGGAATCAGCCACGAGATCTTTTATAGCACCTAAATATGTTGTTGTAAAATCTGTTTCACTAGTTAATTCACTTGTACCTAATTTTATAGTTAATTTTTTATGCCGTAGGTATTTACCAAGTGTGATTAAATTTCTAATATAGCCATCATCAGCAAAAATAATTTCATAATCACTTTGGCTATATTTTCTAGTTAAAGCATCAAGTTTTCCACTGATAGATGCAATAGATAATACACTATTAGGATATCCTAAATTAGTATTACGTCCATGTAGAAAAGTATAAATACCATTTCCTTCAGAGCCGAGAGCATCAACGGTAATTCTAACTAAATATACTTTTTTAATGTTCTTCTTATTAAAAGAACGTTTCCAGGCCGCTGTTGTAGTAAGCATATTATTCCTACTTAGAATTATTTATATTATTCTTCGCTTAGAAATCCATACTGTTCAATAAGCGATAAAGAAACAGTGCTATGCCTCGGCCCTTGATATTTCATATCTAAATTAGAAGATTCTAAGAACATAAATAAAGGTTTTTGTGTTCCTAATCCATGATCTAATATAAATGGAAACGGTATAGAACTATATTCAATACTTTGATACCAATCTAATAATGTTTGTCTATCATTTAGTCCGGTATGTATATCTCCAGCTGTAGGCATCCATGATGGGGCTAACTCATATCTTCCAGCAAAGTCTAGTAAAGTAACACTAATCCCAGCCGTAGAAACACTAGTTTTAGTCTTACTAACTTTATGATCTGGATCCCAAGGAATTTCAGGATTTCTAGATAAATGGTAACGCTGCCCGACCCAAATTTCTCCTATTCTAGGATATTGAGCTCCAGTAAATGCTACTGTAGAAGTTATACGCAATCTTGCATATCTTACACTAGAAAATCGTAACGATGCTCCAGCTAAAAGCCATTTTCTATTATTTGTAGTTATTCCTGTAGCACTAGCTACTGTAGTTAAATTTGTAGTAAAAGTCGAATTATCAGCTACTTCTAAAAATATACTTAATGTAGCACTAAGAGCTGTAGCTATAGTTCCAAAATTATGATTTAATACTAGCATAGAATCTATATTTATAGATTCTTTTAGATCAAATAAAATATAAACAGTAACATTACCGGATATTGAACTCGGGTAGGTTGTTAAATGTGTAAATCCATCATGTAAAAAATTAGGAGGAACAGCTGTATTAGTTCTATTTTCTGGACCACCTACACCAGAATCTGCCCAAGAACCACTAGCAGACCATTGCGGTACTTGATTATAATCATCAAAAGCATTCTTACCACCTAAAATTGGTTTTGCTCTACCAAGAGCATTTAATTCACCAGCAGGTATAGCAGCAGATGAAAAAGCCACTTATACATCTCCTCTGGATTCAGCATCCCGCCATAAAGGCATAAATACATCGGCAAACCAACGCTCAGCTTGAGCTTGTGATGGCAACATCATTACAGGTTGTAATACTGGAGCACCACTACCTGAAGAAGTAGTGCCAAAGGCTTTCTTTTCTTTTAATTTATTTGCATAAGCAGAATCATCAGCGGCAGTTATACCTCCCGCACCAGCACCAGCAATAGTTGACCCTGCTGCTGCACCAATAGCGCCGCCTAAAGCTCCACCAGCTGCAGTAGCCCCAGCAATACCAGCTACTAATAGAAAATCACGAAGTCTTGTATCTCGCTCAGCTACAGCATTAGTATCTCCAGTAGTTGTATATCCATAATTTCTAGTTTGCGGAGTTCCAGAAGTATCCGCTATAAGATTACTAGAAGATGTACCAAACCCACTAGAAGATGATGTGAGCCCACTACTAGATCTAGATATAAATGTAGGAGAACTTGCATTTCCTGTAGGAAGATTATTTGCTGGAATACCAGTATTAGGTACAGCCGGCCCGGCTTTATTAAATGATGCAAATATACCAGTTAATCCAGCAGAAGCAGGACCTCCAGTTAATACACTTATTAGTGCGCCAAGTAATGACAGAAGCCCTGATTTAATTAAATCTAAAACCATTCCAGATATAAATTTCTTAAATAGCTTCCCTATATCTACAGTAGCATCATTAAAACTATCTACTATACCATCGAATAAAGTTTCAAAAGGACCTGAAAACATACCCATAAGAGATTGAGTTAATTCTTCAGATCGTTCTAATTGTTTTTCTATTAATTCTTTTTGATGCTCTTCTTGTCTCTCCGCTTCATCATCTCGTAAGGATTGTAAATATTCATTATGTTCACGTTGAGCATTAGCTATTGTTTCTAAATTAGCTAATTCAACAGTAACCATCATATTCATATCTAATATGATTGCTTTGAAAAAATCATGTGCTGCCTTCTTACGTCGTAGCATTTCTTTTTCCATACGACGCATAGCAGCATCTAAACCTGGAAATGAATTTTTCTTTGGTTTATCTTCAGGTTCTTCCCACTTTTTAATATCTATCATTCGCCAAGGCGGGCGAACAGTTGATTCCTCTTTTAATGGAGGATTCTCCATCATATTAAACATTGAATCAATAAGTTGTTTATTTCTTAATTTTTCAGCTACTTTATCTAATGCATCATTCCAAGATAAAGTTTTATCTACAGCATCGGATATTCGTTGCCCAGTAGTAGTAAGCCAAGGAATATCTGGTAATGAAATAAGTTTTTGAAATAAATAACCAAATCCCTTAGCTACCAACATTACATCTCTATATATTTGACGTAAAGGAGTAGTTATCATTTGCAATAAAACTAATAAATTTCCAATGAATTCAAGAATAACAGCTAAAATATCTCTAAATACTTGTATCGCATCAGATAAATCATTAGTTTTACCTGCACTAGAAGATACTAATCCAAGATATATTTCTAGAGCATCATTTACAGCTGTAAGTCCTCCGCGAAGTAAAGTACTATCAGTAATCATACTGCCTAATACTATACTAGAACTTTCAAATAAAGCATCCCATCTATCTTGCTGAAAACTTAAGGTTTGAGTAATAATATCAAACCCTTCAGCGACACGACCAGTTTTATTAGCCATGTCTAGTAAGACATCTTCAGCTAATAATCCACCATCAATCACCGCGCCGAAGAATGCACGCATCGCACGAACGTTTCCAAAAAGATTACCGATTGACTCATTTGTAAGATTTGTATTATATACGATTTCTTGTAAGAATGGAATTAACCCCTTAGTTTTAAGAGTTAAAGAAGTAAATTCAATTCCTAGTCTAGCAGCTTCATCTTTAGCTGCTTTTGAAGGTTTTTGTAAAGCTGTAAATATTTGATTTAAGGCAATAATAGAGTTTTCTGTAGCTATACCTCTATTAGTTACAGCAGCTAATACAGCTAACATTTCATCCATATTAGCATTAACTGCATGAGCCGCTGGGCCAATAAAACCAATATTTCTAACTAAATCTGTTAATGTAACATTTAATCCGCGATCAACTGTTACAAATAAGGCATCAGCGACATCATTAACATTAGATAAACTATGTTCAAATCCTCGAGAAAGACCGATTAAACCAGTCATAGCATCGCCGGTTGTTGATAAACCGACTGTTGCTAATTTATTAGCTGAAACCATGATATTTGTTGCATCAGTTACTTCTTTAATACCTGATGAAACAACATTATAAAAAGCTTCAGCTTGAGCTTGTGGGCCTTGACCAAATCTTCCAGCAAATTCTATTGATTTTTGTCCTAATTCTTCTGGAACTAAACCACCTTTACCGGCGATAGTTTTTATTTGAGCAATTTTTAACTGAAATTTAGATGCTTCATCTGTTGCTTTTGCAAAAGTATCAGCTAATTCTCTAACTATATTTATAGGAAGTTGAGTTAGAGTATAGCCTAAACTTAAACCAATACCTTGTAAAATTGAAGCTTTAGATGTTGCTGCACCAAATGAAGCAGTTAATGCTTTGAATGCTGATTCAGCTTTTTTTGCATCAGCAGGAATAGAAGTTCCTGCGCTTTGTTTAACCGCTTGACTTAATTTACTTAAATTAACAGAAAATTCATCGACAACTTTAGCGACGATTGCTAATGTAGCTCTAGCTTCTGAATTTTTAGCCATTATTAGCCTGCATTAGCCTTTCGTTGCATCTCTTGAATATATTCTAATATTGGATCTAAGATATTTACTGTCTCTAAGAATCTATGATCTTGTTCTAAGAATCCACCTGAATACGGTAAACACTTAAATCTTTTATAGTTAAACCATAATGCAAAAAGTTCTACTTCTTCTTTATATTTCAATTGATATCTAATAGGACAAATATCAAACTTAAATCCATTCTTAGTAATGATTGGATTTTCTGCTTTTCCTATACAACCTCTCTCGTTTTGAAGCTTTTGTTTCTTGCAGGATTTACAATCCCAAGTGACCGCTGAATGATTAGTTAAATGCAGACTTGCAATCCTGCTTATTCTTTTTTTTGTGCTTCAGTTACAGATGTTGAATCAACTAACTCCTGATAAATCTCAAGTAAGAATTGAGTTTCACCATGAGTTAATAAATCTTTAGCATCTTTAATTTCTTGACCTGTAGTATCTTGATAATTTTCTACTTTTATAACATGATTCAAAACTGCCTTCTTAACTGCTTTTAGATGCTCGTGCATAGAATTGGCTTCTAATAATACTATATCTCGGCGCTGAGCATCATTAGGTGCTTTAAGATGAAAAGTTACAGGATCTGAATCTTTATGATTATCAAACGCTGTAGGAATAAATGTATATATACTTCCAGACGGTCTGCCTTTTGCTTTTCTCATACTTTAATCCTCTAAGATATAGTATTCATCGTTTGAAGCACTATATCGCATATCAGTAAATGTTGCATTCCAGGTAGCTACATCAGATTTAGGTGCATCTACCTTAGAAACCTTAAGCTGGGCTTTACGAGAAATATATTTAATTCTACTTCCCGCTATATTAGGCCCGGTTCGAGCTATAACTTCAGCTGTAGTACCATTCCAAGCATCTCCTAAATAAGCTACGTTTTCATCCTTAAAATAGAATAAAATTTCACCAGTAACTCGGCGAGGAACTATAAGTTCTAATCCAGAAACTCTAGCTGTATTAGCTTCTTTTAGAAGTGGACCAATTCCAGTAACTACGGAATCTTTATAAGAAATAAATCCGAGAGAAGTTCCGCCGATTGAAAGTCCACAAGCAGTACCGCCTTGAATAGTTCCATCAAATGTTGCAGTTGGAACTACAGCAGCAATAACATCGGCCGACGTAGTTGCACCTACGGCCGGAGTAATAGTTAAAACTCCAGTAGTTGCATTATATGCCGTACAAAGAAATCCAGCTCCACCATTATCTAAAGCTCCAAACTTAAGCTTTAGTCCAACGGGATTAAGCTTTTGTCTATCAGCTAAAAGTACTGGAGGTGAAGTACCACCAGCATATGTATCTCCGTGTGGATTACCATAAATAAAAGACATAACAGAAAATCCACCGTCGAACGCCTCAGACGGTATATTTCCTTCACCAGGAATATCTGCCTTTAGATTTGCAATCCAACACCCAGATAATAATTCAGTCTTAGATTCTCTAGAATTGTGCTTTAGAATCATAAGCGACTTTGGTGTAGTCGCTACCATAACATAAGTACAACTAATTCCACCGGAAATCGCAACAGTGCCACCTAAAGCTGCTTGCCAAATAGGCGATAATGGGCTTTCAGTTCCTGCAGCATTAGTTCTAATTCCGGCAGTACCAGATAGCGTGCCATGGCGTTTACCTTCAACTAAACCTTCTAATGAAGGAGAGCCATTAAATTCATTAATTTCATGCCAATCCTGCACTGGCTCTGAATCAAGAGCTGTAAATCTAATTGCATCTCCAGCAGCAAAAGTAATATTTGCTGCATCATTAGTAATCATATCATAAGTAGATTCTAACTTTGCAAAGAATACATCGGCATCGCCGGTAATTGGTGTTTGTCCCATAATTATTCCTCACTTTCCATTTCCGGCCCTTCTGCCGTTATTTCATGATCTTGATTTTGATATAAAATCCAACCCATATTTAATAGATCTTGAACATCTACTTCAGCTATAGGCATAGGATTACCAATAAATTTTTGATTACCATATATTGCATCCTTTAGATGCTTTGGAGGTAACATAAAAACATCTTCATTAGATGCAAACATATTAAACTCCATTTCTATCATATAAAATAGAAATATCGAAAGTTAAAATAAAGAGTGTATCTGAATCATCGCTTTCATTTATAGTAGCGAATAAGGTATCTATCTTTCCTGGAATAGCTTCAATAACTGTATTTCCTAAAGATAGATTAGCATAAATCATATCTATACAAGCAGAAGCATATCTATCCATCATTTTCTGACCATCTTCAATAGATGTGCCTCTATACTTGAGAGCCATTTTACATTCGATACGCCATATCTTTTCTCTAATATCATAAGGCTCTATTGTTTCGGCATAGATAAATACAATTGGATTAAAATTAAGATCTGGAGCTAAACCTTTATAATATTTTACTGGTCTAGGAATAGTATTATTAGCTAGACCTTCATCTACTTCAACAGCAGCTAAATAAGTAGCATAATTATTAGCTACAGTAGTATGTAGCACATCAATAGCTCTGGATATATATCTAGCTACCATTATTTTATACTACTTTTAATAAATTTTCTAAAAGCTAATTTAATATTAGTATCTGTATAAGTTGCTAATATATTAATAACCATTTCTTCAGTTGCCGGGCGCCATAGCATAAATGCACGTCTAGGCATTTCAGTAGGTGGACCAATTTTCTGTTTAATTTTACCGCCCCAATGAACAGCGGCCGCATATTTTAATCCAGTAGTACCAATACGCATTCGTGTATGAGTTATAGATAGTGGAGTAAATCTATCTTTTAATTTTCCAGTAAGAATTAGATTAGCTGAACTATTTCCTACTTGACGCATTTTCCAAGCTGCGTACTGTTTATTTAATGGTGCCCAAGTTTGACCAACTAATTGTCCTTCAGATTTATGCTGCTTTTTTAATTCTGGAATTAATATTGGATGAATTTTTTTCCATGCAACTCTAAAATCATACATATCTTTTCGAAGTCTTTTAATACTTCGTTGAAAAGCTAACATATCTTGAATTAGAAGTGCACCTTTTATCATAAATTTAGAACTTTGTATCTCTAGTAAACCACGGTTCAATAGCCGCATTAACTCCAACTCCAGGAGCACTTACAGCAGTTGTTCCAGTTACAGCAGATTCAGCTAAAATTGCTGCCCAAAAAGCTTGTCTAGCTTGTAAATCTAATAGAAATTTTTCAAAATCCTTTAGAAGATCAATTCCATCTTGATTTTTACCATCACCACCAGTAGCAGCTAAAACACGTCTAACCCGGCCCTCAGCATAATCAGTAACATATTTTCCGAGAATACGTTTAGCTTGAACATCGGTATATGGCGCGGGTAATCCAATAGCTTTTAATGTAGAATTTATTAAATCTTCTGCTTCATCCAACCAGCCAGCGACTTGTTCGATGGTTGGTTGTGTTGAAGAAGAAAATCCTGCAGTATAAATATTATTTAATCTAGAGGAAACATTATGATGATACGCATAAAGACTCATTTAATATTTCCTCCTTAAATTTAGGAATTTGAAACTGAAATAGGTTTTGAAATCGAAGCAGGTTTTGAAATTAAAGCAGGCTTTGTTGACAACTTATCTAAAAGCTCTTCAACTTCTACAATCTGCACATTAGCATCATAAATAAAATCTCTAGGATTAAGATTGGTAAATGAAGTCTTCTTACCACGCTCTACGCACTTCATTTCTCCACTCTTACCGTCCCGAATTAAAAATTTAGCTCCACGCGAAGTAAGATGAAACATTATAACTCCTAGAGGGATTGGAATTGGAGACTAGAAAGAAAAGGCTAAAGACTAATCTCCAATTCCGCTCCCAAAATATTAAATAACAAACTTGAGTGCAGACTGCCAGAATTGATATCCAACATTTCCGCGCCAGCGAGCTTCATATAGAAACTGCTCTCGATTCATCGCAGCATAACCTTCTTCTAACGATGAAAATTCAAGAGGATCTCTATCCTGAAGTAGCAAACTTGCCATTCCCGAGTCCATATTTAACATATACCAATCATCAAGATCAGTAAGTCTGGCACTGAAAACAGGTTGAATATTTAATCCAGCAAACCCGACATTAGATGTGTTAGAAATTAACTGTGAATTGAGAGCTTCTAACAAAGACTTACGCAACGACGGATGCGCAACAATCTTAATGTTAGAAAGGGTCTCAATAAATGGCTCTCCATTCTCTGCCTTAAAGGAAAGTAGAGTTTGAATACCAGTATTGATATCAGTTTGAAGATTAGCAGTAGTTGTACCACTACCCGCTAACAAATTGTCTTGAGTACCAACACCGGCGACACCACGATCAGCATGAGCATTGGCAAACAATGCTCCGCCATCATAGCAAAGACCTAATGTTGCTGAGGTTCCGTTTACAAGAGCATTAATCAACATCTTATTCTTATGACCAACGGCCACAGAAGCAAGCTGTTGAATGCGTCGTGTAATTCCAGTATATTGCTGATCATCAAGATCTTTACGTCTAACCGCTAGGCCAGCCTTAAAGATTTTATTGGTGATTGTGTAAGTAGTATCCGAGAGAGGCTTATAAGCCACTTCATCAACTAATTCCTCCATCTGAGGAGATTCACCAATCCAAGCATACTTTTCATCAGCACCATCAGACGGAATAGTATCTGCAATTAGTGGAACTAACGAAGAACGCTCCGCGCCAGATAATGCTCTAAAAAACGTACCTCGAATGCCGCGCGCTAGCACCGAGGGAGTATATAAAGTAGTCATGTTTTATTCCTTTCTCCCTTAATTAGCTGGCTAACGCCACGCCCATCTTTACCCAGCCACTAGTAGCAGAAACATACCTAACTAAGATTCCACCTCTAGGCTCATTAGCGGCTTGTGTATTAGAGAATGTTTGTGCGTCCGAAAAGAATACAATATCTCCAATCTCTGATTGTGTAAGACCAACACCAACGAATAGATATGTACCTTCTTGAACAAGGATTTCCGCTGCTCCTGCAGCGCCAGAATTAACAACTGTTGCTACAGCAACTCCAACACAACCTTTGTTTGCTGCAGCAGCAACGGCAACAACGGCATATCCAGCACTATTAATCATGACTGAATCACCAGCCGTGATGGTAGTAGTAGCTGCCATCGGATATGATAATAATTGTCCTAGATCCTTAGATGCTCTAGCACCCATGGTTAGATTACCTCCGATAGTTTCTTAACTGTACCATCAGCTAAAGTGGCCATGCCATCAGCTGAAATAGTAATGATCTCAGCAGCCGAAGCAATATCCTTCATCGAGATACGAAACTTACTAGAAAATTCCTTATCTCCAGCATTCTCAATCTGGCGCCTATCTTCTGGAATATCAGCCACAAGTATTTCCTTAGTTACCTTAGGTAAGGTTGCAATAAAAGTATCTAACTCCTCTAACGAAGACTTAGAAGCAAACATCTTAAGAGCTTCAATATTTCCAGCAAAAGCCTTACCTTCAGCTAAAGCCTTATTAATCGAAGCTTCCTTAGACATTTCAACAGTAGTCTTTAATCCTTGCTCAAGAATAGAAGTCTTAGCTTCATTCTTCTTAGAAGAATCCTCAATCTGATCTACACGCGCTGCTACATCTTTGACGGTCGCCGTCAAACCAGTAACAGCCTGCATTAGCGCATTAAACTGGTTCTCATCCATTTTACTATCCTCTTGTATAATTGAAGCATTTATAATAGAATCAATTAATCCTAAATTTTGTGCTTCTTTTGCTAACCACCAGCGACCATCCGCTAGAGGCTTAAGTTTCTCGATATCAATATTTCTACCATCAGAAACCGATGACATAAATTGATTTGCGAGATTATTAATAATATCCTGTTGAGCATCTATGTTATTAAGACTAATTTCTACTCCAGGTGTACCAACGCCTTTATGCTCACCAGAACGAATAATTATGGCTTTTATACCCATGTCACCATACATCTTTGAGAAATCATGAAGAACAGTATAAACACCAATAGATCCAATAGTAGATGATTGAGTTGCTTTTATACTTTTAGTTTGAGAAGCAATCCAATATGCGGCTGAAGCAGCCATTCCATCTACATGAGTCTCAATAGGCTTCTTCTTATTTACTTCTTTTATATAAGAAACAAGTTCTAGAAGCCCGGAAATAGACCCACCTGGAGAATCCATGTTTAGAGTAATATTTTTAACATTGGGATCATTAACAGCGAGCTTCAAAAGATTTTGAGTATCAACAGTTGAAGTTGCAACTATGCTATAATACTTAAAATATTTAGGAATGGTTTTTAAGATCATTCCTTTAATTGGAATAATTGCTGTATTTCCAATTACTTGATATTTTGTATCTTCAGAAGCTTGAATATTAAGAGCCTGGCTTGAAATTTCTTTAGGAAGATTTCCTATAAAAGTTTCAAGATAAGAAAATTCACAGGCCCAATGTGTATTATTCAGATTCATTTACAGGCTCACTTTTCTTATTAAGATCATTTATAAATTCACCAATAATAGTATCATTTTCAGGAAGTGGTAAACCTAATTTTTCTAGGGCCGCCGATTCAAGATGTTCTCCACGGCGCACTACACCACTATCAATTAAAACTGCTAGTGTTTTTAATGATTCTTCATAATTCTTTATTGGTAAATTTCTTACTTTAAGCTTTGGGCAATTAGCCGTTGGATAATTCATTACTTGTAAATGTCGTATCGGAGACCATCCATCAGCACCAAAATTGAACTTACCAGTAATAAAGTTAGCGTCGCCAATAACACTAATACCGAATCCACCGTGTATGACATCGGCAAGTGCAAACGATCCAAACTTTGCTGAACCCAAGGAATTATGTTGTGCTCCAACATTTACGAATATCTCCGTATTTTGTCGGTTAATCGCTTGTTCTATATCTGTTCCAGAATCTTGTTTAGTTTCTAATAAACTAACTTCAAACCCGGAAGGAGTTACTAAAAACCCTTTCTCGTTAATTCTAAGTTCAGCTAACGCTAACTCAAAATTATCTCTATCAGATGCAGAATAATCTTCTGGTAATTTACCCCAAGGAGTACCTAAACCATAACGTTCATGTTTAATTGCGTCTATGATTAGATATCTAATTTTAAGTTTCCAAGGACCAAAAGCAGATCTTGCAGTTGGAAAACCAGTAAAGATAGCACCTTCCTGCTCTTGAGTAACTCTTAATATTAAATTCTTCTTTACATTAAGAGCTTTAGTCGAATTAGGACTATTTGTTAGATGCTGATAAAAAGATTCTAAAATACGTTCATTATTTGCATTAGATACAAAAGAATCTACTGTCCAAGCAGGAATATGATGTATTCCATTAAATAAAATTCCATTTCCTCGGCCTTTATGCAAAGGAAAACGATCTATCGGATAAGTTGCTACCGAATCAGTAAATTCCTGTAATGAAAATCCATCACGATGAAATAAACAAGTATTTCTAAGAGCTTCATCAAAATCTAAAAGTTCTGTTAAATTCCAATGAATGTATTGAGCGCATTCAATATCTTCTGGTTTATTAGTGGGAGCTTCAATAGTCCATAATCCAGCCCGAAGTGGATTAATTCTATAATTTAATGATGCTCGAACATAAGGATCGACGAGCATCTGCCGAACAATACCTATTTGTGTCGGCGAGCCATACCACTTAGAACCTTTTACTTCAGAATTATGTTCTAGAGATTCTATAACATTTCCAAAATAAGAAATGTTTTGTGAAACTCCAGCGCGTAACCGCTTATGTTGCGGTTCTGCTATTGCTAAAGTTTTCTTTCTAGAAAATAAATTAGAAAACCAGCCCACGGAGGATAGGATATATCACGAGACAAGACTTGCCTAGTCGGGTTGCCCGATAGCCTGGTTTTCTGAATGCCTGACATTGACTATTTAGAACGAATAAAGACCAAATTTCTCTTTGAGACGCTTTAATTCATCTCGTTCTACATAGTAACGTCCAGTAATAGAACGCCTAACCTTAGACTTATTCAATGGTGAAGTTTCACCATTAATAGCATTTTCTGCCCAACGCTGCGCTGTCCTAGGATCTATTTCCAAAACAGCAGCTAATGTTCCAGGAGTAATTTCATTATCGCGTTTAGCTGTCATTTAATTAATGATGGATTTTTTTAAGGAAATACCATCTAAAACCAAGAAAGGAAAACTATGAACCATCGACTGATTCGACCAATTCGACCGATTCGAGGATACGGGGCTAACCCCGAGGATGTCAATAGCGGGATAACCCTCAATGAGAATAACCCTAGAAACTACCACGAAACTTCTGTTTAACTTTTTCATTTATATCTTTAAGTTTAGATTCAATATTTTCACTTGGTTTGAAAGTTCCTATTCTTTTATTACCATGCATTAAAGCTAAAATAGCTGTACTTGCTAAACCTTCAGCAACATCTAAATGGTTTGATGCTGTAGATTCACGTACTTGCATATTTCCTCTATACATTTTCCAAACTGCACCATTTAATTCTTGAAGCAATCTTAAAACATTTGGATATCGAATTAAACGATGCATAATAAGGCGTTCTATCTCAGCCCATCCTGCGTCACGAAAGTTTTTTCCATATTCAGACTCGAAGACACTATGCACTAAATGTCCATAAGACTTTTCCTTTAACTTTTTAACAAAAGGCTTAGCCCAAGTTACAGCTTTAGCATTCCTACAATCTACCCATAATCCTATGAGATTTGGATATTGTGGTAAAATTATATCTACAGTTTCTTCGATTGAATTTGGTTCTATACCATAGGGTAAAACTAATTTACCACTAATTGTTTTTTCTCGAGGATCCCAAACATGAATTTGAGATACAAAACATTTCTCAAAATTTTTCTTACCAAAAGACTCTGATGAAAGAGCAACTAATGAAGTTAGATGTTGAATACGAGATGTGTCTAAAAACATCACCGTTGGTTCTAGAGCAGGAAGAATATCATTATTTAATGCAGAATCGACACAGGCATCTATATCCTGTTTAGATATAAATTGATCACCAATGCGTCGAAATTCCGAATTATATTCAATATCTACTAATTCTTTTAGGCCTTCTACAGTTGAGAAAATACGTCGAGCCGCCGATTTTGCATCTATATTAAAATCTGGATTTGCTTCTGCAGCATTATCAATTTCAATTAAATGCGCATTTTTATCGGGCTCAGACGCTAAACGATTTTTAAGATGAAAAAACCAATCTAAAACTGCACGTTCTTTAATGATACCAGATGAAGACATAATACAAGCTCGACCAAACCAATGCCTAAGATTTCCTCCACAATTAGGGCATTTATCTATAGTTTGACTTGGTATTTCTGCTTTGAAATAAGCACAAAGCATACATCTAATGCCGCCGGATTCTTGAATAGATGGTAAAACAGCTATTGCAACTTTAGCATCAACATCACGAGCTTCATCTATACCTAATAATGTAAACCCTTTTCCAGTCATGGCTTTCGGAATAGTACCAAAGAAACGTAATTTACTACGCTGTCTTGGTATAGTAATAATACGTTTCATCATCGTAGCTCTAGCATTCAGAGCTTTAGATGCTTCTATAGGCCCGCGAAAATTTTCCTGAACTAAATCTTCTGAAGACATAAAAGATGTAGAAACAAAACCTATATTTTGCCATGTTTCAAGAAACATAGACGCGCCGCAATATGCACCGAAATTAAAAGTTTTTCCAGTTCGACGATCTGCCTTGAATACAGTAAAGAAAATTGGTTCAGATGATAATCCTTCGCAGCCTTGATTTTCTTGTCTATGTTTTTCTGTCCTAGTAGATTTAGATTCACTTTCATCTTCTATGATAGCTCCCCATTGAGTTCTACATAGAAGGCAAACCTTATTTATATTAACAGGCCAAAGCTTAAACCCATCTAAGGAACGAAAATAATCTAATACCCATTCTCGACCTTCTATAGAAAATTTTTTCCCTTTTGGATTAAGCCAATGTTTCTGTAAAAATTTTATTTTTGCTTCTACAGACGCCATGCTTATATCTCGTGTTCAGTATTTAATGTTCTAGTACAAGTCTGTGGCAATTCATCAATACCTAAAAATGTACGTATGAAATCAGCTATTGTATTATAATTTCTACCATATCTCTCGCTGATCTTTTGGCAAGATAAACCATCACACCAAAGCTTAAACCATTGATAGCGTTCTTTATCACTGATTATGTATCTATGTTCTAAAATATCAGAGCGGTTGTATATCTTCGGCATTTTCTTCTCGTGGAACATCAATTAAACCTAAGTTTAGAAGGCATTGACGAATACGTACTGAATATGCTGGAAATGTTTTTTGAATATCTACTCCAATCTCGCCGGCCATAATGCGAATAAACAATACTTTCTGTTGCAAAATTAACATAGCTAATGTTTCTGCTATAGTTTCCTTACCTATAACGGTTTTTGATTTAGCTTCTAACATAATTAGAGCTTTTAATTTAGGTAAATCATCAGGATCAACTGCAATAGATGAAATTTTTGGCATATTATCTATTTCTAATAGCATTATTAATGCAAGCTTCAGACATAAGTACTACTTGAACTTGTCTAATACAGCCTACATTAATTACGGTTGGTTTATGCTTAAATAAGTATTCATCTTGGATAAGATGTATATGATCTCCTGTACTTACTATAGGACAATTAAAAAAAGATATAGCTTTATGTATGTATGGTTTATATTGCTCTACATATATATTATATTTTCCAACATGAAATAACATTGCATTTTCGGTAGAGATAAATTTCTGTCTATCTTCTTCTGTAATTTTCATAGATGTTGAGCGCAATTAGATTGCCCACAAACTTGACAATATCCATCAAGAATAATATTCTTAGTTAAAATTCTTATACTAGGTTTTCGACTTAACAGTAAACCATTTAGAGCTCTTGCCATAGTAAGAATAGTACTAGCCCCAGAATTTACTTCTTCGGCATAAACTTTACATTTAAGACATTTAGCGGCAGTAGTAGCAAAACAGATAGGACAAATAAATATTGTCATTATAGCTCCAGGTGTTTCATCTCGCCCCAATTTTTACCGTAAGATAAATCTACAGGAAATATCATTTTAGCATCTTTAACTTGAATTTCACGTTCCATTTCTTCTTTTAACTTTTTTCCTAAAGAAATAAAATCTGGTCCTTCCAGAGTTAAATCATCATGGATTTGAAATATGAATTTTTCTTCAGAAGTTAGGCGCATATTTAATCTTAATGCCGCCGGGTTTATAACGTCGGCTGCGCTACCTTGAATAGGTACATTTAATGCAACACTAGGATCTAATTGCCCATGAAAATGATGTCGCCTACCAGATATTGGACATTCTACATATCCTTTTTCTCTAGCATCTCTTAGAGTTTGATTTTGATAGCTAGATATGCCTGGATGTAAAGATTTTAATTCCTTAAATAGCCTTCCAACAAAAGACATTGGTAGTGTTGGATAATCTACAATTAAGGAACGCCACGCAGTTTCAGTAGAAGAGCCATAATGATACCCGTAACGTACTTTTTTAGCTAATTCTCGTTGTTGAGATGTTGGATTATTAGTCTTAAATAAAATCTTAGCCGTCTCTATATGAACATCTACATTATGTAGAAACCAATCACAAAGAATTTTATCTCCAGAAATCAAGGCAATAATCCTAGCTTCTAGAGCCGAATAATCGGCTGAAACTAAATATTTTCCTTCTGATGCTTGAAATAAATCTCTAAGCCCAGATTTTATAATAATCTTTTCACCAACTTCATTTCTACCATATTGAGGCTTAGGAATATTCATCACATTTGGTTCTTGTGAAGACCAACGCCCTGTTCTAGTTCCATGAGTATTCCAAGTAGGATGTATTCTTCCAGATTCATCTATATTTAAGCCTTCTATATATGTAGCTAATAGCTTAGCATATCGACGAAATACTAAAATAGCACGAGCCATCTTTGCTGCTACTTCATTAGGATGAGCGCAAAGACTAGTTAATACTTTAGCATCAAAGGATTCTTGCCCAGTCTTTTGGCTTAATTTAGTAGATTTAATTCCAAGATGTTGAAAGAATTTTCGAACATCTTTAGTTGGAGAAAATGTTTGAAATCCAGCCTGTATAGCTAAACTATACATTTCTCCTAAAATTTGCTCTTTCTTTTCAGAAAGAAGTTTTCTATGATATTCAAATTTAGATGCATCAACCCGGACTCCATATAAACGCATAGGTAAAGCTAAACTTTTAGTTAGAGCTAAACTTTGTTCGAATAAAGATAAACCATTATGTGTTATGTATAAGCGTTCTAATAGAACATCATAGAGAAGGCGGGTTATATAACAATCTCGAGCATTATAAATAGCTCGTTCTATTGGATCTGCGTTTAAGTATCTGCTACCACCAGAATCATCTTTAGCTTTCTTAAAGATAATCTTCCACCTAGGTGCATGAAATTCAATACATCCAATTATATCTAATGAATGCTTTAATCGTGGAGCGACTACAGCATGAGCTAATAATGTATCAAAATCCGTACCAGAAAATTCAAGATTATTCCAAGCAAATACAGCCGAATCAAACTGCCCATTCTGAAGTACTTTTGTTAATGATATATCCGATAGTATCGATTTTGTTACATTTCTTATAGCTTCATGTATTAAACTATTCTTCTCTAGAGCAAACCAAGGAACTGAAATAGCTTGCGTTTTGTTAGAAAAGCCAATATCCAAAAGCTTTGATTTGTAATCTTTATCAGCCGTTTCAACGTCAACCGCGATGATTCTATCATTTTGATTATTCCTTAATTTATGCAGAGCACCTAACATTTCTTCATTAGGTTCATAAATAATATTAGGCCATTTCCATTCTGGAAGATTATTATTAGCTAATGCCCAAGCTCTAGTAAAATGAATTTCAAATACGGGTCCCCATTGCGGTGTTCGTAGAATAAAAGCAGGATTCAAACAAGCAATAAATTTATATCCAGTAAAAGTATCTATTCCATTAAGAGGAGTACCAATATTATCAAATATTTTAGACTTATCTGTTAAAGTTTGAAGTGCCCGCTGACCAAGAGCAGCAACATATTTAGTATTAATTAATGCTAACTCTGCCGCAAGTCTAGGCCGACAACAAGCTACGGCTTGACGCCATTCCCATTCTTTTAATGTTTTATCTCCGCGACAAAGTAATGCTGTAGTTCTATATACATCTACCTTACGAATATCATGGCGTTCCATGACTATAGAAAGATACATTCCGGCTTTGCCGGAAAATACATCTTTCATTATTTCATCACTTCCGCCGGGACCTTCACCTAGAATTATTAATCTAGCATTCTTATTTAATGTTTTTGAAATAACTTTCTGCTTTCCATGTAAAGGACAAGATTCACATTGAGCATATTTAACAAAGTCTTCCATTAAATTTATTCAACTATCGCCGTGTATAATGCCTTAATAGATTTATAGAAAGCTGCAAGATCTCCGTGATTATAGATATCAAAATTAACAAGATCTCTAAATTCAAGAGTATCCATTTCTGTCTCAGAAATATGAGTCTGTGGTCTAAGACTAACTACATTTCTGTGGATACGTACTATTTTACCTCCCATATCACGTATAAGTTGAGCTTCATTTATAAATCGGACATCAGTTATTATTAAATAATCTGGATCAGTATAATATGTATTTCCAATATTAGCCCCAGAAGTAACAGTGTTCAAATGCTTTGTATTAATCCAATGCCGTAACCTATTAGCAAAGAATCCAGGAATAGCTTGTCTAATACCTTGACCTACTATTTGATACATTTCTCCAGGAGTGTATTCTTTACCATCTATAGTATAGGCTGGAGAATCTTTATTTTCTTGAAAACCACAACAAGCATTAACAATATCTTTCAACGGTATTGCAAAAGAAAACAATTTTGCCGCATACCCATTAACTGATAGTAATGTTTGTAAATTATCAGCGCCAGTATCTTTACCAGATCCAGACTTACCAGAAAATCCAATAATTTTCATATTTAATCCTTAGAAACTTCAATTATAACACCAGCTTTAATGGTTTCAATATTTTTATCCAAAGATTCAGCCATGGCTTTAACCAAATCAATTTTTGCATTCAAAAATCTATTCTGTTCTATCAAACTAGTAATAGCTTTCAAAAGCTCTTTTTGTATAAAAGCATTCCTAGCTATTTCTTCATGTTGTCTAGCTTCATAATGCGTAATAAAATCTGATACAGAATCACTCACAATCATCTTGATACTTCCTTTCCGACAATCCGAGAATCCAATCTAAAGAAATTCCAGTATATCCACAAATAATAGCTAAAGTTCTAATTGATGGAGTAGCTACCTTACTCAATCTTAAATGATGCGCTGTAGACATAGCTAATCCAGTTATGCGCATTAATTCAGATATAGTTAAGCTTAATGCTACCTCCTTAAATCTAACTTGAAATATCTTAGCATTCCATGTAAATGCTTTTATATCTCGATTTACTTGATCTATATGTTGTTTATTCATAAATCTCACTAAATGTATGAATATACTTTTTATGTTCTTCTTGAAGAAGAATATTTATAATGCCTTCTGGTGTAACATGCAGCTCAACTGCTACTTGGTTATCCTCTCCTTTAAGATATACAGTAAATGCTTCTCCAGGATAAATATATATATACGCTCAAGAGGTGTTTGCATAGATACACTTGGGACTTTTAATATCAACATTTAATTTCCTCCAATACAATGCCGAAGGCGGGACTCGAACCCGCATGTTTATTCAACGGAAGATTTTAAGTCTTCTGCGTATACCATTTCGCCACTTCGGCAAGATGCGGATTATCTATTAAATAATCCGCATTCAAGCTTAATTCTTTACGATGAAATGCCCCTTAGGAACACACTCAGTCTTCGGTGGCAGTGAATATTCCATCTTTGCAACCTGAGCATAATCTCCAGAATGCTCAACAAGGCCATAATAGACCTTACCAGTCAACAAAGCCGGGTCATCATACCAAGCAATAACTTGGTCAAAAACCTTCTTCAAGATTTGCTTTCTGATAGTTCCGGCCTGCTCCTCAGTGATTTCTTCATCACCGAATGAAAGCTTTTGAGTCTTAGGGTCACGCTTCGGATAATACGGAATTTCCTTTGACCCAAGCAAAGCCCGAGCCCATTGAATACAAAATCCAGAAGTATTAGGACCAACATGTCCTTCTTCATCTGAATTAGCAAAAGGAAGAACCAAGCGATTCTTCACTCCGGGAGTAACAGCCGAGCTTGTATCATCATGATCTTCCATAGCAAGATCATTTGATACTAGCATCAAATGCTTTGATGTCGCCGAAATAGTAGCTTCTGCATCTCTAATAACAAACTTATACCAACCCTCGCGTAGGCGAGAACGTGCCGCCGCATCAGAAACTTGTTCATCGGTGTATTGAATCTTAGGGGCCATATTTTCCTCTTATTCCTGTAAATTTTTCTGAATTGTTTGAACTAGTTTTCGTACATTAGGCTCCAATTCTCTACCGAGAATTGATTCCCATCTATTTTTTCCTTCAAAACCTTTTACATTTTGTGTATAAATTTTCCTCTTATATACTGGACTATCCCCACCAGAAGATGAAGTGAGGACAATTCCTTCAAGTGAACAATTACCAATATAAATTACATTAGCTTGTCCTGTTATATCTGGAGATATTTCTGCGGCAAGAGCAGATTTTGCTTGTCTTTGAAGTTTTGCTTTGTCATCTGTACCAACAAAAGCTTTAGAATGGCATAAATAAATCTTTTTACATGGAATCAAAGACAAAGATGAATATAGACGCTTATGAGCATTTAATACATTTCTGTAAAGAGTATATCCATCTTTAGATAAAGGCTCATAAAAATCCGTGAAATACCGATCTAACATAGAGATAGTATCGACTACTATCCAAGTATCTGATTCTGTCTTATTTACCAGTTCAATATGCTTTTTAGCTTCGGCAGTTATTTTTCTAATTGACTCAGCTACATCTGAACCAGTTTCCTTCATAACTTCTGTAAAAGAAATAGAAGGTACTTCAAGTTTGTATTGCGCCAAGCCATCAGTCGCGCCCGCATCTACTGAAATTGACAGTAGATCCTTAAGTGTTGTCCAGGTATTTACTTTCTCAAGTACTTCTGGCCAATACTTAGATGCTGAAGCAGCAACAAAAGTTTTACCACTTCCCGGCGGACCATAGAATAAAAGATTCAAATCTTTTAGAGTTAATTCTCTGCTAGATTTTATCATGTTAAATACCTAGCACAAGATATACGATATAGATGCAGAGCTTCTAGTACTACTTTCGGGATTTCATCTTCACCAGAAAGTGAAATCCAAGTATCTACAGTTACAGCCAACGTATGTACTGCCTGAAGATATTGTTTTTTCATTTCAGATAGAAGCATATGATCTGTTTCTTCTTCTTCTTGAAATTTTTCAGTGTCGTTCATAGTTTTCCTTAATATCTAGAACATGTATTAAAATATGAGCACAATCTACCCCAATCATAGCACCGGGTTGGATTAGCTATTGGAGCAAATCTAAGAGCTAAACCTCTAGCAACAGTAGTATCTATCAAAATTGATTGAGGCTCATCTATCAATTCTTGGTAAATACAAAAGCATCGTGGGGATTTAGTACGAATACAAACATCAAAAATATGGCCTTTATATCCATCTCCATACTTATGCTGTAATACTTTCTGATAGAAGAATCCTTGAATTGAATTCAAATATTGTTCTATCAAAGTCGAATCTTGCCGGCCGTGTTGTTTATAATCCCAAGAATAAATTCCTGGAGTCAATCTAAGCCCATATTGCCTTTCTATATTTGGAAGATGAGATTCGAGAACTCTAGTTACTTTATCTATTTGTGCTGTAAGCCCTGGTTGATTAAATACTGAAGAATCTATTGTAAAATGTTCTTCAGTAGATATAACTTCTCCAGAAGAATGTGTAAAATGATCTTCTTGATAGTGAAGGAAAAGGCGTTCTGCTTCAATTCTACAATCTTCATTTATAGAAAGTTCACATGTAGATGATACAAATTTAACCAGGGTTGGATTAAATCTTTCTCCTTTAGAAAAATAAATATCTAGAAATGCATGATATAGCATTCCAATATATTTACCTTCCTTAGTAAAAGTAAGACTTTCTGGGCTAGTTCGTTCTTGATTAAAAGATGCTTGGAGAGAACATCCAAACCAAGGAAGAATACTAGAAATGCCATTACCTGATCCACTAAGCTTAAGATTATATTCCATTTACCTTCTCCGCATCTAGCAAAAACTGCTCAAATAGACCTTGAATTTCTTCTACTGTAAGATCATAACATACTATCGAAGGAATTTTAGCTTGTCTATGAAGTATAACACAACTAAGAACAAATTCACCTTTTACACTAGCGTATAATACATGCAAAGCACAGTCTTCAACTTCTTTATATAAAAAAGGTTCTGGAAACGCTAATTCTGTACTAGGAAAATAGTTATGTATTTTAATTAACTTTAATGCTTGAGTTGTTCGTGTAGCTAGAAGATCTTGATGTAAAGATCCAAGATATGAATCCATGATTTAGCCCTTTCATATTCTTATAGCTTCAATCATCATATTCAGTTCTTACATAACTAGAAGCTATATCAGTTAAAGCTAATATAAATTGTTCTTCTTCATCCTCTGATATAGAGAAAGTATTAGATAATGCCTGCTCAGCTTCTGTTGTCTTCATAACTGTGCTAAGATTATCTATTTTCCTCTTTAAGGTACTAGAAATTAATTCATCTATAGTGCCTTGAAGAACTAGAAAATAAATATCTGTTCCCGATAGAGAAGATAGACGACTGAAACGACCAATTACCTGAGTCATAACAATAGGAGACCAATATAGTTCAGCGAAGACTACTCGTGTAAATGGTGTAAGATAATCTACGCCGACTCCAATAGACTTCATTGAACAGACCAAAATTCTTGGTCCATCTTCCTTATTAATGACTGATTCAGCTATTTGCTGCCTTTCTGTAATTGAAGTCAATCCCGTTATGCACGATGTATTAAAGAAATCAGCCAAGAGTTTAGCTGTTTCAATATGGTATGTAAGTATACATATTGGAGATTCTTTATCTTCAATAAGTAATTTATTTACTTTATCTCTGGCCGATGCTATCTTCTTATATCCGCATAGAAGAACATGAGAATCAAGTACATTTTTATGGGATTGAAATTGCTTTTCATCCATAAAAATATTTCCATCCGGAACAATATGCTCAACATGGATATTCAATGGTGGAATAGTTCCCGGTGGAAGATCTGAACGTGTTACTCGGCAAGAAACTTGAGTAACTCTATTCTCAAATTCTAATTTATTGTCTTCATTAATCCCTTGAATAGTTAAACCATATCCATTATCAAAGACGTTACAATAGCGCCGAACGAAAGTCCAATAAGTACCATACCTTTCTGGATAAATAAAATTCAATTGTGACCAAAAATCTTTAGGCTCATTTATTGGTGTACCTGTCAAAGCAAGTTTAATTGCATTTTTATTTAACTCTGCAAGTTCAAGCATACCTTTAGTTCTCTTAGCTTTTGAATTTTTAATTTCCTGAGATTCATCTGCAATTATTGCGCCGAAAGGTATGGTTTTGAGAATATCTACATTGAGCAAGCCATAAGATACAATTATAATCGTATTCGTATTTTCAATATACCTATAATCACTTCCCTTTGAAATGATAAATATTTTTCTAGATTCCTTTGGAGACCATTTTTTCCATTGATTCATCCATTGAAGTCTAACATTCGCTGGACAAACTACTAATATGTTCTTCGCCGAACCTAAAAGAGAATTAATTGCAATAATGGATGTTGGAGTTTTTCCGAGCCCCATTTCAAAGGAAAGTAAACCACCATGATTTTCTAGAATCTTATCTACGGCCTGCTTTTGAAATAAGAATAGCGCTGATTCTTGCTGAATTCCCGGATTAGAACTTGTATTCGGAATGCTAGCAATACTAAATTCATGGTTTTTAGCTAGTGTTTCAATACTTGAAACAAGTTCTTTAGGAAATAACCAAGTCTTTAATTTATTCGAAAATCTAGCGCCGGGAATAAGTCTTATATCTTTATTAAAATGTTCATTATATGGTATCTTTATACCAAAAAATGAAGTATTAACATATGTGATATAAGCTTTATTCATAAATTTTATACTTTATGTTCTTTAGCTGAAAATTGAACTAAAACATTAAACTCATCAACAGAAATAGATTTACCATATCTATCTCGTGCTATTATAGATAAATTCATATGTTTAGCTTCATGAAGTAACTCCTCTAGTTCAAACTGAAGACGAGAAATAAGATACAAGAGATCGCTAGAATCCATAGACAAAAACTAATGCTCCGACAAGAGTAATAACACATAGTGGAACCCAAAAATCATCCTTCTGCTTAGAAGGAAGTTCTATTTCAATATATCTGTTTCCTTGCTTAATATAACCAACAGTCTTCATATTTTAATTCCATTCTGGCGCATAATTTCTAGTCGCGCCGTGCCATGTTTCAATACTTCTCTATTTAGAGAAGTAATAATTTCTTCATTCCATACAGAAAGAGCTTCTCCTAATTTCTGCTTTAATTCGTCGGGCACGATTGCCCAACAATTCTTACAAACTGGTACATAAAGAATTCTAATTCCAGTACAACCGCGTACTGCACAAGGAACTTTTGTCTTTAGACTATGCTTTATCATTAAATATCCAATCTTTGCCAGCCAATGACTGTACCATAAATCTGTGCAGTCAAAAACTGTTCATGCTGTTCAATACATTCAACACGCATATAAAAATGAAATTCATCAAAGAAAACTTCAATCATTTCTCCAATCGCCGGAACATATTTTTCCAAATCTGTCCAACTAAATGGACGAATTGGAAATTGAATACGTTTACCTGTATGAAGTATCACTTCAGTTGGCTTATAACTTACTGACATTTTTCTTCTCCTTAGATGCTTTCAATACTTCTTTTGCTTCTTTTTTATCATTAACTCTTGGAACTAAGACCCCGTTATCTATCCGCTCTAATTCTACGACCGGCGGGAGACGTCCATAATTCCATTTAACTACTCTAAAATCAATAAATGAATGTTCAACTTTAAGCTTCTTTGTCTCTGGATCAACTACAGAAACTCTATCTAAATTTGCTTGCCATCTAACTCCGTCTGTAAGAGCAGATGAACCTCTTGCCGCCGTTTGATCAGTTTCACCTTTAGTTGAACCTTTATTAGCATGATGAGCAATTAATACGACGGGAGCGCCCGGCAAAGTAGTAAATTGTTCCAAGATTTGAACAAATTTAGTAGCTACTCCGTTATCGGCTTCTGCCACCGGGCCCATGAATCTAGATGCTGGTTCCAGAATTATTAATCGCCAAAAAAATGCTCGGTCAAGAGCAGTTTTCTCAAGCAATTGATATAGCTCTTTGAATGCATCGCTAGGAACCCAATCACGTTTAATTGTAGATTGAAGTTTAATATCCATCTGCTCTATTAAAGCAAGAGGATAAGATGCAAGACCTTGAGCCCAAAGTTTAGACATAGCCTCTTGTTGAGATTTAGCACTTAGAGCTACGAGACTATGATGAATTCGTCTATGAACTTCATGATTATCTTCTTCGCCGCAACAAAGGAATACATGCCCAGGATAATCCACATGGAATTTGTTTAGAAAATCCTCACCGGAAGAAATTGAAATTGCTAACTGAGTTAATAACTGAGTCTTCCCGACGCCTCCGGGAGCAACTAACATTCCGGTGGTTCCTAAAGCTAGCATAGAAGATTCTTTATAAGATAGTAAAGATCGACGTTCCGGCGGAATATTTCCTAAGAAAGAAACAAAACTACCTCGGCCTGAAGTATATCCTCCAGGCTCAAGATTAGGATATGTTTGTTTCTGTTTCATATTATTTTAGGCGTGCGAAACCATCTAAAGCTCGATACCAATGTCCAAGATCTACATTTGAAAGATTTGCATACGAAAGATTTACATTTGAAAGATTTGCATACGAAAGATTCGCATTTGAAAGATTTACATTTGAAAGATTTGCATACGAAAGATTCGCATATGAAAGATCTGCATTCCAAAGATTTACATTTGAAAGATTCGCATTTGAAAGATTTGCATTTGAAAGATTTGCATTCGTAAGGCTTGCTCCGCTTAAATTAAGCAATCCAATACGTACACCAATTGAAGCTGAGATACAATCTTCGGGTAATATTTCACCAATTATTTCTCGGTATAGTGCTCCAAGTTTATTACCATCTATCCGTGAGTTCTGAAGAGCAACAACCCATACACGACACCCGCGCCAATGATGTGGCGTATATGTCGCGTGCAATGCATTTCCACATAGCTCCAAAGGTTCTACAAGTTCATGAATAGCTCCAGCATAACATATTAGATTTTTTGTTCCTCCATTAATTGCCCTTCCATGTTGGTCCGAACAATAAAATGCTAGTTTCATTGCTGGATCATTTGCCAAAACATTCATACGTTCCACTTGCTCACAATTCCAACTTGACATTTCTTCTCCTCCTAGTCCGCTAAGATGGAATTGAACCATCGACTTCCAGCTTATAAGGCTGGCGCTCTAACCCCTGAGCTATTAGCGGTAATCTAATCAATGATGCCGATGATAATTGTCAATTAAATAGTTCGCAACATGTGCTCTTTCCCATTTTCTATAATATCATAAACATCAAAAATTTCCGGTCCATCTATCCATTCAATCGTATATGCGCATCCTTTCTTAGAAATATTAAAACCACTAAACATAGTAGTTATTTCCTTTCTAATATTTTCCCAAAGAAGATCATCTGAAGTTTTATAAATAATTTCATTTTTCATTTATTCTCCTTTAGGATACAACATAAAGGTTTTCTATGGCACGCGTGATTGCGACATAAAAGATATTTTCTTCCTCTTTCGAGGAAGTTTTGAATGTATTATTGATGATGAATACTGACTTCGATTCCTTACCCTTAATCTTATGCACAGTTGAAAGAATAATTTTTCCAACTGGAATACCTTCAAATTCATCTCCAAATAGATACGAAATTCGAGTATTGAAATCTTCGATGCTCAAATTTTCTTCAATGAATTGATTGACAAGCTCTCCATATGAAGAGAGCTCATCGAGAAGTTTTCCCAATTTATCTGGGTCTTTATCTTCGATAGCATTAATCCACCGAGACTTTTCAGATTCAATGAATCTAAGCAGAGAAACCAAAGACGAAGCTTTTGACTTCTTTACCAGCGCAAGAATCGCCGCTCCAATATCTTTACCAAGAATAACGAAGGGCTTGTTATTCTTAATAAGAGAACACACGATGCTTGACAAAGCTTTGTTTGTTCGTGAAAGAATGAAGTCTCCGGGCGAAGCCCTGGATAGCATTAAAGACATATCTATATCTTCGATGTTACCTTCACAATTAGCTTCAGCGAAAGCATAATCCGGGACCAATAGTTTCGCTTTCTCGACTATCTTCTTGCCGCACCTATAAGTGATTGGTAAAGACAAAATCTGAGCATTTAATTTATTTTGGAGAAGGTTCATCGAATCTGAATTTGCTCCGCGCCAGCCATAAATAGCTTGTCTATCATCGCCAACGGCAATGACTCTACTATTCTCATGAACACATGCCATGATAATTGCATTTTGCGCTGGATTCAAATCTTGAGCTTCATCAATGAAAATAATGTCATACTTCTTAGCAAACATTCCGGCTCTTGCCGGAAGATAAATCATCTCATCATAATTAATGACATCATCATTTCCATCGAGATTATGGATAATGCTCATGGCCATATCAGCCATGTCTCGTGGGCCAGCCTCTTTCGGATACCAAAGATTGAATGCTTCCGCTACAGAAGCAAGAGAATCAAGATCATTTATTAGAAGATTTCGTTGAAATGAAATCAATCTATTGACCTTCGAATAGAAAGGCCAAATCTTCGATTGTAGATTCCGTGGCATTTCTTTGAGAGTCTTGTAGACCTTATTATTTTCTACAAGAACATATTCTCTCTCAGATTTCAGAGCAGCGAAACCCAAAGAATGAAATGTTTGAGCATTTGCATTCTTAATTCCCTTTTCCTTAATTTTGGAATTAAGTTCTTTTGAATTAGCATTGTTGAACACCGAATAAAGAATCGAAGCTGAAGGATTGACTTCGTTAATTCTTTTCCCGGCTTCAAGAATCGTTGTTGACTTACCCGTTCCAGCCCGGGCTACGATAATTAAATTTCCTTTTGTCGAATCTTCAACAAAAGAGAAAATACTATTTTGAAACTGATTCCAAATCTTTTCTGAAGACATTAGTCTTACCTCCTATTAAGTTCATCCAAGTCGCTCTGATACTGGCTACTCTCTAGAAAATCACAAACTCTATATTCTTCAGGGCCTTGAAGCCATTGTAGAACAAATTTTTTTTCATTTCGATTAATCCATGCTGAGACCAAACATATATCTTCAGCTCCAAGATTCCAAAGCCATCTTTGCACTACAAGGCTCTCTAATTCAGATTCAAAGATGAAATTACGTGCATATCTAAATGAAGGCATTAATCTTACCTTTCTCTACAGATAGTTTGTTTCGTAAATCTATCTGTTCGACAAACAATTTCTTTTCTTCTATGAATAGTTTTGGAATAACTACACGATGATAGAAGAAACCCTGAGAGCAGGACGAGGATAAGGGTTCGCCGCGTCACGGAATCGACCCTAGCAGCTTTCGCTGGTCAGCGCAAGTACTTTTGTCGTCTTTTGTTGTTAAGGGATTATCCTATAATGCCGGGTAATGCCTTATTCCAGCGTTCCGCATCGATTGCGGGTTTTTCTCTCTTGCTTTTCTCGTCTTCTAGGGGTATTCTCGCGCTAGCGAACCGTGGGGCACGCGCCCTCCGCCCCTGGGGCGGGGCAAGGGACGGGCCAACGGGTTTCACTTGCGCGACTATTCCCCCATAATTCCGAGAGGTTAGAAGATATTCTCTGAGGTGCCTCTCCAGACGCCTCTCCGAGACGCCTTCGAGACGCCTTTCCGAGCGCTTTTAACCTTGGTTTTCCCTTACATATTACCGAATGTTCCACACTCAGCGCGGGAGCATAGTATTTATTACTAATACGACATTATCTTACTTTATAGGATAAGAGAATGCCTAGGTAGGACATACCCTTCAAAGACATGGTTTTCCCTTTATAGAATGAGAAAAGG